GGTCTCGTCCGCCCGGTAGCCGCTGTCAGCCTTGAGCGCTAAGGATATTGTTGCGTTCCGATCAGGCCCCCGCGCCGCCTCTGCCACGTTCACCGTGCGCTCTGCGCGGAGGCGGAGATATGCTGCGGCGAGGTCAGGGGTGAGAGCGATCAGGGCGGCATCTGCACGCCACCGGTCTGCATTAAACGGCACCAGATCAGCATCTTTGAACGCGCCAACTTCACAAACCAAGACCCTGCCCGGGGCATTATCGCTGACAATGTGTCCGGTTGAGGTGATGGGCTTTGCGCCAGCATGACGCCACGGCCCCTTGGTCGCATCGGCCAGCATCGCGGCCAGTTCATCGTCGGTCGGAAGGGTCATGCGACTTGCTCCATTTGCAAAAGGTGTTGGCAGTTGGTTGAGACAAGGGCGCGGGCGATGGCAGATGATTGGTATGGGCGGTATTGGGTCATTGGCCGTTTCCTCGAAAATCCCCCCGACCACATGGCCGGGGGTAGTGCCAACAGGGAGGCTTGCGCAGGGGGCCCGGCCTGCGCACCGGATGGGTTAGTCCGCAACTCGGCGGGCAAGCTGCTGGTAGGGGTCGTATTCCCGACCGATGCGGGCCTCGTATTCGCCCACCGGCACGATCAGCGCATCATGGGTGTCATGGCCGCGCAGATGATCAAGACGTGTCGGTTCGCTGACGATCAGGCGCAGGATGCGCAGACCTTCGGGCGGGCGATCCATCATCAGCGCAGTGACCTTGGTCGCATCCATGACGTGATGGTGGCCCGTCTCGGAATGCCCCACGATGATCAGGCCATTCTCGGCAGCCAGAGGGGAGAACCCGCTTCCTGCGGCGTGTTCGACTTTGCGCAGCGTGATCTCGCCCTGCGCAGCGGTGAGTTTGAACGTCTTGTGCATGTTCTGTCCTTTCAGGTACGAACTTCGGGTTTCGTGAATTCTTGCGGCGTCAAGCCAAGCATCCATGCTTGGGCCGCAATCGCAGTGGGGGTTTCCGGGGGAACGCAGAGGGCGAACTCGCGCCCTGTGCCGCAGCGGACCTGCACAAACCGCGCCGTGATGGATTTCTCTTCATCATCACCGGGCAGATCGACCTCCAGCAGGGTTCCGATCTCAGGGTCTCCGTCAGCGTCAATCGTGCGGGCATTCAGCGCCGTCAGGATTTTCGCCCAGCCCAGAATTTCGCAGGCCGCACGACGTTGCTCAACGTTCTCCCATGTCACGGCCATTTCAGCCGTTAGGTGGCCGGGCGGCTCCACCCACTCGGGCGGGATATGAACGCCATGCCAGGCATGAACCGCAAAGCCGTCGCGGTAGTGGACCGCAGGGCCATCGGCGGAATGTATCAGCCCGCGCTCATCCAGGCGGCAGACATCGTGCCGCTCGCTGGCAAAGCAGATATTCTCAAATGGCAAGATCCACCCGCAAGATTCGCACAACTCCCACAGCCCGCGCAGTTTTTCCGTCTCGGCGATCAGGCCGCATTCGTCGCGGAAAAATCGGTAAAAGGAGAGCCACGATGCCCCGACGCTGGCCCTGACGCTGGCCCAGGCGCTGGCCGGTAGTCCTTTCTCAAAAACGAGGCGCACCAACGCCATGCTGAGAGGACTGTCGCACCACACGATCTTGCCCGGCGGCTTTTTCCCGCCGATCTCATATATGGTGCGGATCGCCACCTCAGCGCGGGGGCGGTCGGCGGGTTCGGTACTGACGCCATGGTCAGTCCACGTCCGCACATATTCGGCGAATTTGGATTGCTGCTCGGCGGTAAGGGTGGTGATCTTTGTCATGCTTCTCTTCCTTCTGCCTCATGCGCAGCGCGAACCGCTTCTGCTGCGGCTTCCATCTGCGCGTCGATCTCGGCGAACACGTTTTCCCAGCGACGGGCCTCGGCCTCCATGCGGGAAACAGCTTCGGCAATGGCCTGCGGGCTTGGTTGAGGGGTGGGGTTGGTCGCAATGTCCATCAACGTCTCCAAAATCAGGGGTTTCAGAACAGGCTCACCAGATGATCCAGCCAGCCGATCAGCCAAGGGTGAGCAGCCACCAGATCCGGGATCAGACGTGCCGCGCCATATACGGCCAGGCTGAAGGTCATGCTGGCGGCGACGATGGCGAGCGGTGTGGCGGCGGGGTAAATTGTGCCAACATCAGGCTCGGGGCTTGCCAGCTTAGGCAGGCGGTCGGCCCTGCGGATCGGCACGCAACGAAACTGCTGCGGCATGGCCACCTCAAATTCCGCCTCGGTCAGGAGCCGTGTTTCACCGGGAAACGCCCATACCAAATCCTGCGGGCTGGTTTCGCGGACGAAATCGACGGCCTGCCGGTATTCGGTCGAGATTGGCGCGGGCTTGAAATGAGCCAGGTTCTCAGCAGCCTGCCTGTCGAATGTGTCGCCATGCAGGCTCAGGTATTCGACAGCGGCACCCACCTCATCGTCGGTGGAATGCTCGGCGCGGATCACGGAACGGGCATGGGAAAGCGGGCTGGCGGCGGGGAATTGAAAGAGATCGGCCATCACAGCGCAGCCCAGTTGGCGATGGCAGCACGGGCTGCAACCCATTCCTGCGGGTCTTCCCAAGCAGGCTTTCCGCCCATGTCATCTGCCCAACGGGTGCCGCAATCATCGCAGATTTCCCACTGAGCACCGGCCCGATGCGTGTTCTCATGCGGGCAAGTATTTTGCGTATCGCGGATCAGAAGCGCCAGTAGCGCCGCTGCCAGTTCATCGCCAGCGGCCTTCTCGATCATGATGACTGCATACCTGTCCATGCCAAAAAACGTGGATATGCTGCGCCACTTCGGCTTGGTCTGAAGCGGGATCAGGTCTAAAGCGCGCACCCCACTTTGGTAAGATCCATCAGCCATCCAATATGAGAACACCCCTTGGAATGCCGCGCATATCGTTCCGTTTTCATCTGTGATAAACGGCCCCTCAAACTGCACAGTCGGAGTGTGGCGAATGGCGACTGGTTTGGTAATGTCGATGCGCATCACGCGGCCCTCACCTTCTTGCCCACGAGGGCCTCCGCGTCATCCTGAAATGCCTCGAACTCGGGGAGGGGCATCACGTCATCTACGCTGTCCTGCGGGTCACGGGTGCGACCTGCGCCGTGGCAGATGGGACATGAGGCGGTCATGGCTTCTCTGCCACGGCGCAGGTCGTTCGTGGCGGCGATCAGGCGGGTGCACTCAGGCTCAGATGGTTTATAGTTGAACCATGCGACTTGCGCCGCTTTATCAACCGTACCATCGGCGCTCACCCAACCGGACATGAATGCGTGTTTCAGCAAGATCGGAAGATCTAAGCACTTTGCCACCGGCATGGCGCGGATTTTGTCGGGCAGCGTCATGCGAGAGCCTCCCGAGCTTCGTCATAGCCGCGCTGCTCATCCGGGTTTTCCTCGGGCTGCTCCTCAATTTCCGAGACGGATTTACCCATCAGGGCGGCGATGCCTTCGAGGCACAAGTCTGCGCGACGAAGAGGCTCGGAGTAGAGCATGCCAGTTGCCTGATGCTCAATGAGAAGGCCAAGCATCTGGGCAGTCTTGATGGCGATAAGGTCGATCTGCATTTTTAATCTCCTGTGCTGATGCCCCATGTGTACCGTACGGCATCACACGGGTCAACATTTATTTTGTCTATCCTTCCTCTGATCTACCTCCTCATCTGCCTCACGCTTCATGATGGCCAAGACGATCCTGCCTTGCGCAAGTTGACCGCCGCTTCGCAAGGCAGTTCGAACATTGCGAGGCTCCCTGCCAATATATCTGGCAAGGGCCGCCATGGACGGAAATTTCTTGCCTCCTATGGTTACTGATGTCGGCGGCATGCCACCCTTTGGCATCCCACATCTGTCGTATTTTCCCCGGCCAACCCCAACGCTGTCAGGGTCTCGTCTTGACACCGCGTCGTATACCGTGTCTGCGGATACATTATTGGCGCTGGCGGCGGCCCGAACGCTTTCGTATATCAACCCTCTGATTTTGACGCGCATACCCTATACCTTTTTATTATGGCCTTGGTGTACTTGTGCTTGTTTACCTCAACAGCCACGGAGCCTGACTTCACTAGAGCGTCAAGGCATTTTTCGACAGCTTCCCGCTTATAGCCCCGCGCCTTGTTGCAGACCACGCCCAGCGTCTCGCCGTCATCCCCACTTATCAGGCTCAAGATGCGGCTCTTCATGGCGCGTGCCGGATCATCCTTCACGCGGTCATTGGCCTCCACCAGCAGCATCTTGTCCCTGATGTCGCGCTCCACCAAGGCGTACGCCCATCTGACATGATCCTCGGTCCTGAGGCCGCCGGGGGCACCTAATATAGTGCTGACCTTCGCGACCTGCTCGTAGGCTCGCATGTACATTGCCTCTAGCCCGGTCAGGCTCTTATGGTCCTCGGCAGATCTGTCGAATTGCTTCTTTGCCCTCATCAACAAGGCCGCAGCCGCAGCATCCGTCTTAACTTCGATCTTTGGGCCGTAATACTCAATCCTGACATTCGTTTCAGAATTGTCGAAAGACCCGCCAAGCGCAATCTGCTGAAGGGCGAGCATAAGGCTCTCCGGCATTGGAGCCCGCTTCCAATTGTCTTTGTTCGGCGGCGTAGTGTTATGCTCGACGCACAGGAGTGATCGCCCAATGAAGCCATTGACTGCGATCTCATGGTCTACGAGTTTTTCAAAATCCTCATTCACGACGTAACCGGCCACAACAAGGAAAGGATTTTTCAAACCTTGGTCGATAGTCTTGACGCGTGTCTCCATCATGGTACGCATGGCAACCAAATATGGTTTTTCTCCGTCTTCATCAATCTGCTTCTCAATCTGCGCCATTCGTTTCACGGCATCGGATTTTATCTCTTCTTTCAAGTCGCCACCGAGCTGCAGGTAGCTGTCTCCCTTGGAGAAGGCCGACATGAGGATGTGAATGACCCCCTCAAGGTAAGGTGCCCCGCCACGAGACTGGGCATTTTTAACCTTCTTCAGGAGAGAGCCAACCTCATCAGCGAGGTATATTGCAGGCTGGTCGCGGACGAGATTGCGGATCACCTCTTGCTCTGATTTGATGGTGCCATATGTCGCTCTGGCTAGTCCGCAAACCTGCATGATCTCGGCCATTGCCTTTTGTACAGCCTCCTTGCCAGTCCCAGACCCAGACACGTTAAACGTCATCAGGTTTGTAGTGACGTAGTCAATATCATCGGTGTATCGTTGACCCATGATAGTGCCAACGGCCTGAATTGCTGCCATTGATGATAGGCGGTCACGGAGACGGCGAGGCTGCATCCCGATCCACTCTGCGACCCTGCCGACGAAACCCGGAGGTCGGTTAAGGTCTAGGCCATCGACCGAAATCGCATCAGGGTCTACATCAGCCGGCGGCTCAAATTTGAACTCGATATCTGGCGTAAATGTAACAGGCGGAGTCCACCCGTGCTGGCTGGCATGATACGCCAGCGTCGCCAAAGTAACCGGGTTTGCAGACTTCCCGAAGCTTGACCACTTGTAACCCATATCGTTCGGGTCGTATTTGCTTGACGTTGAACTCCACCAGTCCCACAAATCATACGCTGTACCGTTGGACGCGTGGTGTAGAGACATGCCGACCTTTATCCAGTCGTCGTACGCCACATCGTCATTTGGAACGCACGCCAGCATGTCTTGTAGGTCCGCATGACTGACGTCGACAGGAACGCCGCCGAGGTCAGCGCGGTGTCTTTCGGGCTTTCGCAGCATGTCAGCAAGATCGTCAGGCAGCATGTCTATGTCGTCTGGGGAACCCAAGACTACGGTATACTTGTTACCAGACGCGTGCATGGACCCCGGGCCCACCACGAACGCCGCTCCTGACCGGAAGTCCACCCCGGGGTACTCAGGCAGATGGCTTACCAATGCGACGCCGCGAGGCACCTTAAAATAATGGTGCTGACTGCCGCCGCCAGACCCAGTATTTACAATCATCCCAGCTGATGCGGCGCTGAGGTGAAGGTCGGTAAGTTTCATCCATGACGCGACTCCGCCATTTCTTGCGTCAGTGTCAAAGGCGATCAGATCCTCATCCATGAGAACGCCGTACCCGGTGTCAAAATGGCCCATCTCCTCCATGGTCTCGAGCTGCTCCTCCGACCAATGTGGAGTGTGCTGCCAGTTGCTGACGCGAGGGTGTTTGTAGATTGCCTTACAGTCAGGGTTTCCGCAGGCACACTTGCCGGAGTGCAGAACACCGTATAGGCCGAATACCTTGTACCCAGCCTCCCAAAATTCACGGTAATTCATTCCTTATCCCCTCGCGGGAGACGGGAAAAGATGCCCCTCAAGTTTCTTGATCGTGCGATTTGATGGGCAAGGCCCAAGTCCGTTTGCGATGTTGCGAACAGTGTTCTCATGGAGGCCGGTTGCCCGAGCTACGGCGCGTTTGTTCTTGTGATCTTTCAGTGCCTCACGAATGCGAGACATCTGGGCATCAACTGCTATGCGGATCTCGGTAGATGGTGTCAACATTTGGTATGTGCCTTGAATTTCGCTTTGCCTGTTGACAGTGGCATGTTGATACGCCTAATGTCAACATCGTTGTAGTTGATTTATGGAGAGGCCAATGGGCTTACTTGATACCGTGACGGAGCCGGAAGACGGGCCCGCCATCATTACCATTCTGGGAGACGCTGGGCGCGGAAAGACATCTATCGGAGCATCTATGCCGGGGGCCATCTTTATCAGGGTGGAGGACGGCTTGAAAGGGGTCTCTAAGGGCACGAAGGTCAAGGCCTTCCCCCTGATCACGAACGCGGAGCAGATCCGCGAGCAGATGATCGCCCTCGTGAAGGAGGATCACGACTACAAAACGCTCGTGATCGACAGCGTGACGGCCATGGACCGTCTGTTCATCGAAGACATCCTGTCTAAGGAAAAAGTCGGGCGCGGCCTGCAGCAGGCCTGCGGCGGCTACGGGGCTGGTTTCGACGTGCTGGCATCTCGACACCAGATGGTGCGCAAGGCCGCCGAGGTGCTTCGCCAGCGGCGGGGCATGAACGTCGTCTTCCTCGCTCACGTCGATACCGTGAGGATGACGCCACCTGACAGCGAGCAGTACATGTCGTACTCACTGCGCATGCACCCCAAGGGTGTACCCAACTACACCGACGATGTCGATCTGGTCGGCTTCCTGCGGTTGGAAACCCACATCATGGGGGGGGACGGAGAGCGCAAGAAGGCGCTGTCTGACGGCACCCGCGAGCTGATCTGCCTTGCTGATGCGGCGTCGGTCTCCAAGAACCGCTACGGGATCACCGAGCCCCTGATCGTCGAGTGGGGCAAGAACCCCTTCGAGGGTATTATCCCGTCTCTCTCCGGCGGCTCCATCCTGCCCCCGGCACCCACTGCCAAGAAGAAACCCCCGGCCAAAGCTGCCGAACCGAAGAAGGATGCTGAAGAATGAGTTTTTGGTCGACTGAAGAAGGCGAAGACCTGAAGAAGGACGCCCCTAAGGATGGGAGCTTCGATGGCGGCGGTGGTGATTTTGAGCCGATCCCGAACAACACCACGGCGCTGGCCGCAATCGAGGAGGTCAAGTGGGTCGCCGACAAGGACACCGGGGGTGGCCGCCACATCGCCATCAGGTGGACCGTCATCGCGCCCGATAGCTTGAAGAACCGCAAGGTTACGCAAAACCTCTGGGTGAGCGACGATGACCCGCGTGTCACCGATGAAGCAAAAATGGCCGCAAAACGCACCAAGGCGAAGAAGATGCTGATGGCCATCGACACTAACGCTGGCGGCAAGCTGATGGCGAAGGACGATGAACCGACCGACCAGCGACTGATGGCTTGTTTGGCGAACAAGCAGATGTGCATCATGATCATGCTCATGCAGTCGCCGGACCAGAAAGACCCGAGCATTACCCGATTCAACAACTGGGTGCGCGCCGTCTCAGCCAAGGTAGCGAAAGCCGATATCCCTGACGCCCCCGAGCTGGACGCCAGTACCAAGAAGACGCTTGCCAAAAATGGCAGCGGCTCGACGCCGGGCGGTCGCAAGGGCGGACCCGACTTGGACGACGATCTGCCTTTCTGATAGAGGGGGAGAAATCCCCCTCTTTTCACATAAAATGTTATGGAGAAGATGATGGTCAAGCAGGGAACACCTGAGTGGTTCGCTATGCGCAAGGGTCGCGTCACCGGGTCGAATGTCGGCGCAATTCTTGGCCTTGACCCAAACCGCAAGCGCGCTGACGTGTTACGCGCTATGGTGCGTGACTTCCACGGCGTTCAGACCGAGTTTACCGGCAATGTCGCCACTGACTACGGCAAGGCGATGGAGGAAGACGCCCGCTTCGACTATGAGCTTACCACCGGCAACGAGGTGCGCGAGGCGTCCTTCGTGATGTTCGAGGATTGGCTTGGGGCGTCGCCTGATGGTTTCATCGGCAATGACGGAGTTTTTGAGGCCAAGTGTCCTTTCGGGAAGCGCAAACTGGAAAGCGGCGAAGACTTCAAGAGCATCGAGGAGCAACCCCACTACTACGCGCAGATGCAGATCGAGATGTTTTGCTGCAACTGCAGTTGGGCGGCTTTCTGGCAGTGGGCACCGAACGCAAATCGCTTGATGATCATCGAATACGACGCAGAGTGGATCGCGAAGAACGTTCCGCTGCTGCGGGCCTTCTACGAGGAATACCTTGAGGCCATCAGGGAGCCCGGCGAGGCGCTGGAAGACCTCCGCGTCACCATAGACACCGCCACCAGCCGGAGGCTAATCAAAGCCTATCGCAAGGCTCAGGCAGACATGGATAAGGCCGAAGCCATGAAGAAAGAGCTTCTGGCTCAGGTTGTTGCCCTAACAGGAGGAAAGAACGCCATCGTGTCTGGGGCCAGGCTGACCAAGGTCAACAAGGAAGGTTCTATTTCATACGCAACAGCCGTGAAGGAGCTTTTGCCCGGCGTAAAGTTGGACAAGTACAAAGGCAAGCCGTCGAGCTTCTGGAAGCTGTCCTGATAAATGGCGCTCCGCCCATATCAACGAGAGGCCCACGACGAGATCATGTCGTGGGTCAGAAAAAGTACGGAACCTGCGTGTGCGGAGCTTGCCACAGGGGCTGGTAAGTCGCACATCGTGGCTTCCGTCGCCGCCGAGATAAACGCGATATCAAGGGGGAAGCATGTCCTATGCTTGGCACCAAGCGCAGAGCTGGTCATGCAGAATGCCGAAAAATACAAATCGACCGGAGCTAAAGCATCCATGTTTAGCGCCAGCGTTGGTGAGAAAAGCCTGAAGCATCCTGTTGTTTTTGGGACGCCGGGTACCGTCAAAAACAAGATTGACCGTTTCGACGGTCGATTTGCAGCTGTTATCATAGACGAGGCGCATGGGATAACGCCGACAATCACATACATTGTAGACATGATGCGCAAGCGCAATCCAAACCTGAGAGTGATCGGCCTTTCCGCCACGCCATATCGGATGAATACAGGGTACATATTTGGCATGTGGCCTGATGGTAAGCCGGTATCAGACAGGGAGACAAAAAACCCGTATTTTGCCAAGTGCCTGTATCGCATAAGAGCAAACCAATTGATCGACATGAAATTCCTGACGAAACCAATCGTTGGGGAGATCGGGTCTGAACATTACGACACGATCAACATGAAGATCAACAAACTTGGTCAATTCGAGAGGGATGACGTCGACCGCGCATACAACGGCCATGGCCGTAAAACATCTTCAATTATTGAGGATATTGTTCGGCAATCTTGTAATCGAAAAGGCGTTATGATTTTTGCCGCAACCGTTCAGCACGCTGATGAGTGCATGGCGAGCTTGCCGAGAGAGCTTTCCGCCATTGTGACATCCGAAACAAAAAAGACTGACAGGGATTATATCCTTAAAATGTTCAAACGTCGCAAGATAAAATATCTTGTTAATGTTGCTGTTCTTACAACAGGATTTGACGCAGAGCATGTCGATGTAATTGCAATCCTTCGTGCTACAGAAAGTGTCGGACTTTTGCAGCAGATAATCGGAAGAGGATTGCGTCTTTGCGACGGGAAAGACGACTGCCTTATCTTGGATTATGCCGAAAACATAGAGCGTCATTGTCCAGACGGCGACATATTTGCGCCTGAAATATCCGTTCGTGGAAGCGATAAGGAAAACGGAGAAACAGAATGCAAATGCCCGATTTGCGACGTCACGAACGTCTTTAGTTCTAGACCAAATCCAGATAAATATGATGTAAGTGAAGACGGATATTTCGTCGACCTTGACGGCAACAAGATAGAGACAGACTGGGGATACATGCCTTCTCATTTTGGCCGTAGGTGCCGTGGGAAAACGCTTTACCGGGGAGAATTAATACAGTGCGATTATCGCTGGACAAGCAAGCCATGCCCGAAATGTATGGAGGAAAACGACATCGCTGCCCGCTATTGCTGCAAATGCAAATCCGAGATCGTCGACCCAAATGAAAAACTGAAGATCGAGTTTAAGCAACTCAAGAGAGACCCAACGCAGATGCAGACCGATGTCGTGACCGGCTGGGTGGTGTCCGATAGCCTAAGTAAAAAAGGGAAGGATATGCACAAGGTGGAGGTAAAAACTCCTTTTAGATCCTTTACGGTTTGGGTGATGAAAGTTCCAACTTTTCCTCGGGCTTGGTCTGACCTCAGGATGCTGCAGTCTCTGAATGGCGAGGCTCCGAAAACCGTGACATACAGGAAGGACTCCGAGACAGGCTTTTACCAGATTTTCGCGTATAATGAGGAAGCAGATGAAATTCCCGAGCGGAGTTAAGGTATACGGTGATCAGAGCTTCAGAGGTAGATGCCCAATGGAGGCGCTGGAGCAAGTCACGTTTTTTGCCCGCCTGCGCAGGCAGTACCCTGATACATGGGGTCTTCTGGCCCACCATGCCCGCAACGAGGGCCGTAGGACGCACCTGACAGCTGCCAAGGAAAAGTCTGAGGGCATGACCGCCGGGATGCCGGACATCATCATCCTTGGCGGCCCTGCCTTCGTATGTGAGTTGAAGCGCAGGGACCATACCCAGTCCAAGATAGCCAAAGAGCAGGAGGCGTGTCTGCTGGCAGCTCAGGCCGCCGGAGCGTGGGTGTGCATCGCCCTTGGGGTTGACGCAGCGTGGGAGGCCTTTAGTGACTATCTGGCCGCCCGGTAGCCGCCCTAGCGAGCGAATTAAGGCCGTATTGAGGGGGAAAACCGCCC